CGGAGTCAACCGATCAGATCGTACCACCGTAGGGGCTGTTTGTCACCAACCGGACCAGCGGGATCAGTCGCGCATCGTTGTAAGCAAGCGCGTGCTGAGAGCCGGTAGCTAGCTGAGCGTTGGTTGGGTTGTCAACAGCAGTACCAGACAAGGTAGTGCCAGGAACGTGGAAGCTGTGATGGTAGTCCACAATAATGCCATCTTGCTTGGATGGTGCATTGCGAACCGTCTCAATCTCAAGGGGAGTTTGTTCGCCCTCAAGCATGACGCCATCGCCACAAAGGTAGCTAACAAACTGCCGTTGTTGGCCGCTGGTGCCAATGATCGGAAGTTGGTCATCAACGACAACCTTAACGTTGAAAGCGCTACCAATCAACAGGCGTGTGTTAATACCCCTGCGGTCAGCATCGTAGGTCAGGAAGCCCACTTGCTCAAGATAGGCTTGAACAAGAGAGTGACAGAACAAGGTAGTAATCTCAGACTGCCGTTCGCCCAACTTGTAACGAGCTTCGATAACGTTTTCAGCCGTCAACCAGTTGGCAATGGTAGAGCCAGTGGTGACAGACTTGTTTACGTTATTGGTGGCATTAAGCGGGCCGCCAGTGCCAAGCAAGCCCTCAAGTTGCGCAATCATTTTGCGGGTCTTGATCTTGTTGAGCGCCGGCTCAAGCTGACTCGTAAGTACCTGCAAAGGATCTTCGCCGCTGGCTAGCTTCGAGAGCTTGTCAACAGCGTAGGCAAAGCCCCTGTGGGTGATGGTGGCGTACTGAGTGGCGCTGGTGATGCCCTGGAAGGTAAAATGGCCCTCGCCAGAATCGCCCCACTCACGGCCAGAATCCATCCTCTCTTCCACCGGGTCAATCGGTCGGAAAAACGGCGCTTCGACCCGAACGCCGGTAGTGGAGGTGAGGAGCTGGTTGCTTCTGGCCAAAATGCCAGAGCGAACCATCATGGACTTGTTAAAAATCTCTTCTTGAAGGTAGGCGGCAAATTCACCAGAAGTAGCAAGCCGCGTAAGGCTTGTTACATCGCCGGCAAAAGTACCGCCCAGGTTGCCAAGGAACACTGGAGGAAAAGCAGAGGTTGTTTAGTCGGCATGACCGCACAGCCGTCGATGCTTTTGCCCAGGGTTCGGCACAGCTTTACCCTTGGCCGCGAGCAGCAGCGCTCGCTTCAGCCTTCAGCTTAGCAGCTAAATCAGGATCTTCCTGCTGTATGGCGATGCGTGCAGTCACGTTTCCACCAGGAAGCCATGGGTTGGTGACAATACCGCCACCAGAAGCGGCAGGAGCGCCCGTAGCCGGCCTGGAGCCCATGCCACCGCGGCCATCAAGGACCGCAATAGTTTTGCCGTTCTTATCTTGAACGAGAGAATGTAGCAATGCCCATGCGTGTTCAGGGTGGAACACTTCAGCGGCATTAAAGACAGCAAGAAAATCGGCTCGCTTGCGATCCTCAACGCGCTTAGTATCTGCTTCTAAAATAGCCTTATCTTTTTCTTCGTTTTCTTTCCTTAGCGCTTCAAGGTTGTCGTTTGCTTGTTTGAGCAGTTTTTCAAACTCGCCTTTTTTTTCTAAGTCCTTTCTAACGCGCTCCGCTTCCTTGTCTTTCAGCTCCTTAAGTTCGTCGGCTACTCTTTTCTTTTCAGTTAAAATTGTCTCCTTGTTGCCATTTACAGCAGCCAGTTGCTGCCTGAGGTCTTCGGCTTCTGCGGCCTTGCGTTGCAATTCTGCAATTTGTTCGGCAGTGAGTTCCATGGCTTGATTGGTGGATGCGCTATACTGTAGCGCGTAACCGATTCATTGCACCATGGCAACTACCGCCCCAGCCCCTACCGCTTCGGCCAAGCCCAGCGCCACTGCCGCTGTTCCCGCTGCGCCCGTGGCCACCGCGCTTGACTCTGCCGGCGAGATCGCACAGCTCAAGGCCGAAATAGCGCGGCTTCAGTCGCTTTCTGATAACCCACCGGCAGATGAAAACAAGCCGACTGGCCCCGAGACGATTAACATGGGCGGCCTGGTACTTCGGAAGACCGTTGGCACAGACGGCGTATGCGAGACTGAAGTATTGAAAAAGCCAATGATTGATCGTGAGTTGATTCGGGCCACTAAGGCCGTTCAGCGCGAGTCCGGCTTCTGATCGCAGCGCCTAACTGAAAGCCCCTGAACTGCTGCATCTAGCGGTTCAGGGGCTTTCTTTGTAGTAAACGCGCAAGGGCGTGGAAGGGCTGGACATAGCCGCCTTCACTTCTGCAGCCAAAGGACCACGCAAGATAGATGCCATGGCGCTTTCCGATCTTTCACTTCTCCAAGCGTCAATCTCTTTCTGAACCTCCTGTGAAGTCATCGCCTCTACCGTGCCGGACTCAAGGATAACTTCAGCCCTTTGCATAGCGTTTCGCAGACGAGTAATGCGCTCGGATCTTTCGGCGCCAGAATCAGGCGCCAGTGATATATTCAGGTGAGTTTCCTCAAAGCTGAAAATACACTCTTCACGCACTGCCAGCGCCTGTTTTTCGACCAGCTCCAGAAGACGGGAGCGAGCGTCCTGATTTTGCGGCACCATTGGCGTTCTGCGTTTTTTGCTGCTCAAGCATAACACGTTCCGCCTCCTTTTTCAACTGCTTAACGGCTTCGCCTAGCTCAACTAGATCCACGTCCTCAGGTATCCATTCGCCTTGGGCCAGGATGCGAAGGAATAGCTCAGTTGTGATCTGGCCATTGGCTTCTATGTCGGCCAGTACGCTCACATCTTGGCCTAGCAGGCGATAGAAGTCAAAGTCTTTGTCGATAACAACCCTGGGTGGTTCTATGCCTCTGTATTCTGCCGCCATTCTAAATGCTTCATTAAGCGCAGCTTGCGTTTCAGTAGCGGCCACTGATAGCACGCAGTTGGCTTGCTGGTGGTCGATACGTTTTGCGTCGGCACTTTCGGCTACATGTTTTTGGCCTAGCAGCTTTGTAACGCCAAGATGCGAGATTTCATTCTCCAGGCGATCAAGTAAAGCTGCTTGCGCCGCAAAGGAACCGGCGTCACACTGGACCCAGTACGCTTTACTGCCGATATTCATTCTGATGGCATAATTCTGCCCTGTAATCGCCTCGTTATTGTCGTAATCCTCTAGCACCAGCAAGCCAATAGCAGCGATATGCAACGAATGCAGAAGGTCTGCTAGGCGCCGGTAGTGAGCGATATTTAGATGCGCAACGTCAGACAGTGGGGGAGTAGCGCATAGATAGCCTTCTTTCTCGGCGTAGATATGCACTAACGGAATATAGTCGAGAGGAGTAAGCCCAATATCACCTATTGTTTTATTCGATTCGAACACTTCGTAACCGCCAGGGACAAGAACGCGAGCGACAAAAACGTACTCTTCCCCGTAGGCGCCCTTAGCAATTTTGCGCTCTTCCTGATAGCGAAACGTTGTTAGCTTTGCGCCAGGATCGTCACTTTCTCGCCGGCTGCCTAAATACTGCCATGGATCAACCGGCACAAAGTACGGGCGCAATGGCTTGATTTGATCGTCAGCAGATTGCGCTTCGCGCCTTTCTGCATCAACGACTATTGACGACATGCCATAGGTAAGCGCAACTTCTAGCCGCTTTAGGGCGAACAGGTCCAATGAAGTGCCGTCACCGTCAACATCTTTCCTAAATTCCTCTTCCCAATATGGATCACCGCCTTCCAGTTTAATCATCTTACGCATAACCATGCCGGCTGCGTTATGGATTAAGCGCTTTGTAAATGGCGCTAAAACAGAAAGATTAACACGAGTCTTCCATGGGTCGATTTTAGTTTTGGGATCTTCTTGCTCTCTTGGTTCACGCGGCAGGTAGATATGTGCATTTGCGTGTAAATACTCAGTCCCCTTTGTGACGGCTTGCATTATTTCCCACTTTTGCCGCATTCGCCTATTTATGTCGTCCATATAAAATGGACTATCTACGTCTATGTAGTTTGGCAGCGATATTTTTCTGGTTGCTAGGTTCATTGCGGCAAAGCGTTTCCGGTCAGCCTAGCCTGCCGGCGCCAGGATGCACGGGTTACAGTCGGTGGATAAGATCGAGTCTCCATGGCGACAGCTACTGCCCCCACGGGACTTCGCCCAAGTGGCGACATTGTAGTAGGTAAAAACCGGCTTTCTCTGCGGCCAATGCAGGGGATGATTTTTAATGATCGACGCCGTTTTCGTGTTGTCTTAGCTGGCCGGCGTGGTGGAAAGACGGTGCTAGGGGCAATCGAAATGCTGCGCGGCGCTAGCGAGCGCAAGGGCAATTACTATTATGTTGCGCCAACGTATCGGATGGCAAAAGAGATCGCCTGGGATACTTACAAGAGTATTATTCCCGAACGTTGGATAAGAAAGAAAAACGAATCAAACCTTAGAATAGACTTGATTAACGGATCTTGCATCTACCTTAAGGGCTCTGAAGATCCAGATGCTTTGCGCGGTCCTGCATTAAGCGGGGTAAATTTAGACGAATGCGCTTTCCAGACGGAATATACATGGAGATCAGTTATCCGCCCTGCACTTTCTGACCGCAACGGCTGGGCGCTCTTTACTACCACTCCCTCGCCTGAAGGCACGGCAGGTTGGTTCTACGAAACAATCTTGCTTCTACAGAATGCTGACATGGCCGATCCTGGCCTGGAAAGGCTCGATCCTAAGCAGTGGTCGCTATACGAATATACGTCTTTGCAAGGTGGCAACATTCCAGCATCTGAAATTGCGGAAGCCAGAAAAACACTAGCCCCTGAAGTGTTCGAGCGCGAGTACGAAGCGAAGATATTGTCAAACACAGGTCTTGTGGTGTCATGTTTCTCGATGAGTAACATTGACTCGACTGTTGAAGACGATCCAAAATTACCTCTTTACGTTGGGATGGATTTTAACAATGATCCGCTTACTGCTATTTGCGCTAACATTATCAAGGTAAACGGCAGAGTAACGGAACTGCGAATCTTTAATGAGCTAAACCTAAAAGGTGCTACTACTTGGGACATGGCAGGGGTGTTAATTGATCTGTATGGTGGCGACTGCTGGAAAGATGAAGATGGTTATGGATTTGCCGAAACTCGCCGCCGTATTATTGCTTGTCCTGATCCGACCGGCAAAAGAAAGCAAACGTCTGGTATTGGCGTCAGCGATCA